CCCCTTTCGGGGCTCCTCTCCTTTGTAGACTTGCGTCTACATCGGTACCTTGATCATGTCTTTTAGTCATGATTTTAGGTAGGTGCTTCTATTAACTTATGAGGTGGTTCTATGACCCGTATCACTAAGAATGACTGCATTAAATCCCTAAAAGACCCCCAGCTTAATCGGCTGGTACGGTCTTGGTGGGATGGTAACATATCTGAGCTTTTGGCTCATAATATGAAGCCTATGCTTATCAGACTCGTGGTACGTGCTCGGAAGGAGATTGCTGCAAAGCAACTTCTTTCCAGCCATAAAACCATGTCTCTGTAAGTTAATAAGAGGCTTCTCTTGATATTACCTGACCCTTAGAGTTCGCAACTCTAAGTATTGGTAGTCAAAACAACTGAGGACTTATGGCTGAACCCTATACGCGTGTTTCACGACAGGCTTACCGGTATGATAGTGTACTTACCTATGAAGGTATTTCCGCTAACGTTCCCGATACTCCTACTAGTGATACGCGACAGGGCACCCAGTTTGCCAACGGGTGTTCTGTTAGTGGTGAAATGCATCCTACATGGAGGGACGAGGTTAGACAGGGATCGAACGCAACTACACCATTTACTGGTGTAGAGTATTCATTCTCTGCTACCCCCGCTTTCTCTGAGTGGGACTGTATTTATACCACCGGTTCTGGTTCAACCATTAAGCAAAACCGCCGGCATTATACAGGGGCTGGGATGTTATTTTATTCCCCGCTCCCGTCTATGCCTAATCCGGCTTCCGATGTTGTTACCAGAGTTAGAAACCTCTGTATTAGGAGATTTATAGAACGTGCAAAGTTAGTCATGTCTTCTATCGAAGCAGGACAAGACTTTGGCGAATATAAACAAACTCTTAATACAATCCATCGGCCTCTTGGGTCCATGCAGGATAAACTTTACTCCTATTTAGCTAAGCTAACGAAAGCAAAGCATAGGTATAAAGGTAGAGTTCCATCCCTGCGTAAGGCTCTTGCTGACACCTACCTCGAATTCAGATTCGGGATCAATCCGCTCGTAAGCGACGTGGCTAGGATCATTGCTGACTGCGAAAGGCAGCGCTTTGATCGCTATCCAGTTGTCGCCACTGCGTCGGAAAGATATGCCGGATCTGTTAACACTACTTCGGCGGGTTATCCGCCGGGTGGTGCATTCGTAGCAACACAGTCTATACAAACTAGCTCTGTATATTCTGTGAAGTACTTTGGTGTGGTGCGGAGTGGAGCGGATGCCTCAGGCAAGCTTGGATATGCTCAGTCATTAGGCTTGTTGCCTCGTGACTGGCTACCAACTGCCTGGGACCTCTTGCCCTACTCCTGGATAGCTGACTATTTCGCCAATATTGGTGATATAATCAGCGGTTTGAGCTTCGTGTCAAGTCAGATTTCTTGGGGTTATAAGAACACCAAGAAAATTGGCACGAATACGTGGTCTCCTGTTTCGATAAACCCATCTGCCCCTACCGGGACAAATGTGCAAATCAAGCAGGATAAACGTATCTCTTACGGAGGTAGCGCTACTTTCCGAGCAAAGACTGTTACTCGTTCAGTATTGGTTGGTTCGGATTTTATCCCTCGGTTCCAATTTCGGATACCGACCGGTAAATATCCATACATCAACCTTGCTGCGCTAGTGGCGTCACGTGCAAAGAAATTAGTTCCTTTCTTTTAACGTAGACAACTTGGAGGACTTATGTCCTTATCTCTTACCTCACCCGTAACAGGTGGGGCCCAAACGGGTTTTACGTCTCCGACGTATACCCTGGCGACTGATACTGCTCCCAGTAATACTGGGAAACAGTATGCCGTTTCCGCCATTGGCGGGACACAAGCTGGTGTTGACTCATCGTCTTCACCCAGTCGGCCATTCACCATCACTCTCAGCAGGCCGCCTGTCTTGCGACAGCTACCTGTTGTTGATCCGGTGACTGGTATTCTCCGCTCCGTTCCGAGGAACACGTACAAGATCATCGTACGCAAAGGAGTTACTCCGTTGGCTGGCCAGGCTGCCTCTGTGCTTAATTGCACATTGACGCTGGACATCCCTGCGGGTAGCGACTCTGCAGATGCTCCTAATGTACGTGCCGCTCTCTCTCTACTCGTAGGAAGTCTTAACCAGATTTCCGCGAGCATGGGAGATACCGCAGTTACCGGTGTTATCTGATGAAATCAGTTATCACCTGGTTCCGCGGCCATGCGGCTGTGATCCTCGCGACGGCCGTTGCAGTTTCGAAAGCGGGTGTCCTCTCAAAAGGAGGTCTCGCAATAGTCTCTGCATTGGTCATCGCACTTGGAGGCACGTTATAGTGATATAACTATGACCTCTATTTACGAACGGTTCGGGAGAAACACATGGGCCTTAGTCCTGTCGCTCTTTTCGAAGCCATTTACCGAGACGTCCCTCAGGCGGATGGTCTTGATTTTCAAGATCATCTGTATCCTGGGACTACTTACCGTCAGTTTGCTTCTTCATACCTTCTAAGTTCCGTGATCCGTAAATGGATCCCTCGGGACACGAAGGATGCTGATGCAGCTGCACTGGAAGCGTTCACATCGGCTAATAACCGATGTAGGGATTGGCGGCTCGTCTTAGAGACGGAAGAGGATTCTCTTATCTTCGGAGAAATCCGAAAGATATTAGATGATTTCTTCCATCCTCAGGGCGAACCCCTTGTTCAGAGCTATTTCGACCTACTTGGTCGAGGTAGGCCTGGACCGGGAGTTGCCGTTGGTGCTATAGGTACAAGCTATTACAGCAAGTACTTTGCATCTTCGTTGACGTGCACGTCTCAGTACTTATACGAGGAGTATAAGTCCTATGCTGAGTGGATACCCAACTTCTCCGAAGCGGAATGCCTCCGCTACGAGAAGAACGGTCCTCCCCACATAGTAAGTGGTAGTAGGTGTAGCTTCGTACCAAAAACGAACGCAAGCAGTCGGATGATATGTATCGAGCCCTCGCTGAATATGTATTATCAGCTTGGACTCGCTACGATTATGGAAGACCGACTAAAACGATACTTTGGTATCGATTTGGAACGTCAACCTGATATCAATCGCCGACTGGCACGTAAAGGCAGTCTAGACGATAGTCTTGCGACTATCGATCTTAGTTCTGCAAGTGATTCCATCAGTCTGCGTCTTTGTGAGGAATTGTTGCCAACATGGCTTTTTGACATGTTATTAACTCTTCGTTCCAGAGATACAGTTATTGGTGACTCACATGTGCCGTTATTTATGATCAGTACGATGGGGAACGGTTTCACCTTTCCCCTTCAGACAATCATATTTAGCGCTGTTCTTAAGGCGGTCTCTAATGTCCTTGGGACTAAGAGCCATACTGAAAACTGGTCATGCTTTGGGGACGATTTGATTTGTGAGAAACATTGTTTCTCGCGTGTCATCCGTACCCTAGGCATCCTGGGATTCAGTATAAACCCTAAGAAGACCTTCTTCGAAGGTCCGTTCAGAGAATCATGTGGCGCTGACTGGTTTCTTGGCCAGCCTGTTCGTCCAGTCTTCGTTAAGAAGCTAGACACACCATATGATATCTTTGTCGCCATCAACCAGTTAAACGACTGGTCTGCGTATACCGGTATTCCACTATGGAATACTATTCGTTTTCTTGCGAGTAGTCTTGAACAGAAGTTTTTGACTTTTGTTCCCTACGAAAGCGCTTACGATTCAGGTATACGTGTTCCAGTTGCTCTTGTCAATCCGAAACGAGACTCAAATCAATCCTGGCTCTATAAGAGCTGGGAGCGAAAAGGGTCTAGTATTAGGATCGGCGAAGGGGAGGTCCGTCTCCCGGCTGGAAGGGGAAAGTTACAGTTTAACCCATCGGGGTTATACTGTTCTTTCTTATTTGGCGAGTTGGTATCCTTTACAATCATGGTTAGGCATAACCGTAAGATGTATAGGAAGAGGCTACGATGTACTCCTAGATGGGATTACATCCCTACTGGTAGTTTGACTAACGGAGTCAGACTATCATGG